ATATGTATTATATATATATATATATATATATATATATATATATATATATTCAAATATTGTATTGTCCGAAGAGATGAGAATCTCGCGCAAGGGGTCCCGAATTACAAACCAACAAACCAACAAGCAATATTTGCAAGCTTCGCTTGCTGCGTAGCAACAATTGCGTAGCAACTTTGTTGCGTAGCAACAATGCAACAATTGTATTGTACATTTTTTGACCAAAGCAATAATTGCCAGCCTTTGTTTACAAAGCAATCTGTATTTGCAAGCTTCGCTTGCTGCGTAGCAACAGGGGGGTTAGGGGGGTTGCAAAATGGCGTGTGTATAACTTGGCATCCTCGGCAAATTTGCAACCAAAACGAAATACAATAATTGCAAGCTTCGCTCGCAACGCAACGTAGCAATTGCGGTGCAATTGCGGTGCAATTGCAGTGCAATTATTGCTTGATTAAATAATTGCAAAATGATACAATGCATACACGTGGGATTGTTGCTACGCAACAAACATTGGACAATAAGCGTAACAATGGGCAATTTAGAACTAACGTTCCCAGAAAATTTGGACGGCGCTTTAGGCAACAAGGCTTTGCGTAAAAGAAGTCAGATGTTGCGGTTCCTTGGAACCCGCCACATCCCAGAATGTAAACCTAAAGACCGTTATTACGTGAGCAAGAAACGGCAAAACGCATGGGGCGCCTTCCTGGAAAAAGCACTCTTGAGCTAGAACGCTTGCAAGAAAGACACCGTGAGATCCTTCGCCGTGAGCTTTTAGGCCAGTCCCGCAGCGAGATCGCCAAAGAACTGGATATTAGTAAACAAAGCGTAAGCACAGCTAAAAACTGCGCGCTAGGACAGCAGCAGCTTGCATTTATGCAAGCTAAGGCCGACGATCGGGCAGTAGCGATTTCGCAGCGTTTTCAAGCTGATGCTCTTGCTGCGCAAATGATGCTCTCAAAGCTAATGATAGACGATAAGGTTCAAGCGCCTACACGGCTTAAAGCTGCAATAGAAATTTTAGACCGTGCCGGTTACTCGCCCGTTAGGCGTACGGAAAGCGTGTCAGCTCGCCTGACACAAGAAGATATCGAAGTCCTAAAAGAGAATGCTCGTAGAGCAGGTGTACTGGTGCCATCAGATACTAATGGAAAACAGCACGACAAAGCCGTGCAAGAATTCTGCGTGGAGAACGAAAGTGAAGAAACTGACGTTATTTCTACTTAGCCTGGCAATGTTAGCTGCCTGGCCACTTATTGCACACGCGCTGCTTACTAGTAGGGCTGCTAGCGGCACGATAAACGGAAACGCTAAGAGCGTCCTAACGTTTAGCTCGCCAGTGCGTAATTGCTTGATCGTTAGCAACCGTCATGCTGCAACGAGCGTCGTGTATGTTTTGCTTAACGACTCTGGCACTAGCACGACGGCTACGGTTTCTAGTACGGTCTACGATTTTGCCGTAGATGCGTTAGAAGACTTTACGCTTGATTCAGCCGCAATCGGAAAGTTTCCCATTACGTCTGTAGGCGTTTACACCGTGGACACTACGCCATCGTTAAGAGTTGTAGGCTTCTAGTGAAAGACTTGCCAGCTTACGCAGAAGTAATAATAGCTTTAACGCTGCTTGGCTTGCTAGTTTTAGCAGTTACGTTTACCAAGGTTTTCCCTTAATGGCTTTGGCGCAAGCAAATCCAGTTGATAAGGAAGTTATGCAGCTCTTACAAAGCTGCACAAATAACACGCGTGCGCTTTGCGAGTGCTTCATGAAAGAAGCGTTCTTTAGGCCGTTTGGCCTAATACATCAGCAAATCTTTGACTTGCTTGACAACCCGTCCAAGCAGCTAAAGCTTATAGTTGCTCCTCGTGGAATTGGCAAAACGTCCATAGTCCTAAAAGGACTCCTTTCACGGCATATTCTATTTCAGCTTGCTAAGCACGTTGTATATGTTAGCAAGTCCTTTACGCACGCTGCAAGTCAAACGGAAAACCTAAAATTTGAGTTGCGTACTAATCCATATTTCGTAGATCTTTTTGGCGACGTTAAAAGCGACGCGTTTGCCAAGGACGAGTGGACAACTTCTACTGGAATCCATGTTGTTCCTAGAGGCTCAGGCCAGCAAGTACGCGGGTTGCTATTCCGTAACTACCGGCCAGACCTGATCGTTGTAGACGACCTAGAGGATGATAAGCTAGTCCTGAACGAAGACTATACCAATGAGCTTTGGGAATGGTTCAATTCTAGCTTGTTGAACTCCGTAGATCGCGGCGGTAATAGTTGGCAAATTGTAGTTATCGGAACGCTATTGCATGAGAATTCAGTTCTTGCCCGCTTACTGCGTGACGATAAGTGGGCTACTGTAAGGGTTAGTTTAGCCGACCAGGATTTGCGTAGCAACTGGCCAGAGTTTATATCTAACGAGAAAATAGCTGAGCTATACCAGGATTTTTCCAATCGTGGGTTAGCTGACCTATTTGCTCGTGAGTACTGTGGTGAAGTAGTTGCTCGTCAAGATGCAGCGTTTCGGCAGAGCTTCTTTAGGTACTACAAAGAAGGCGATAAGGACGTAGATTTTACAGAGACTGTAATTCTTGTTGATCCTGCAAAAACCGCTCGTCATACTGCCGACTATACTGCCGTCGTTGGCGTAGGCTTGAATCGCTTAAAAGGTCATATCTACGTACGCGATGTAGTTATGGACCGGCTCGAGCCAGAACAAATGTATGAGCACGTACTAGCCATGGCCTTGCGCCTGCGTGCACGCGTGATTGGCTTAGAAGTAACCTCGTTAAACGAGTTTATTTTACAACCGTTCAAAAACTACATGCTCAAGCACGGCCACGTATTTGAGCTTGTAGAGCTCAAAGCTAGGGATAAGAAGACTCGCAGAATCTCTATGCTGGCACCGTATTACCGGCAAGGCAACGTATATCATAATTCGTCTGGCGTATGCCGCCAGCTAGAAGCGCAGCTTCTCAGCTTTCCACACTCGCAGTACGACGACGTAATGGACGCTTTAGCTTACATAATTGAGCTTATGGAGATTGGTGGCCGCTACTTTAGCAGCGCCGAGGCTCCAGATAAGAACGAACGTGCTGCTTATGAACGTTTGCGTTTGGAAGACGTTAGTGCTGGGCCAATCAATGGCTGGCAATTTGTATAACGGCACGGCGCACCATAGGAGCGTAAGATGGCGACTAAAGAGGTTTACGTAGGCAATGTCTTGATGGCCGAGCACGATGAGTCAGACGTTTACGCCGACGACGGCACTACGTTGCGTGGCATTCGTGTTGCTGGCCAGATTCGCGTTGATACTGCTCCTACAGAAGACACGGACGTAGTCCGTAAGATGGACGCACTTAGTACTTCGCTACTTAAGCGTGTTTCTGTTGCAGACATTCACGATCCGTCTACGGAGCTTGCTAGTGAAACCGGCACTAATGGAGCTTTATTGATCGCTTACCAAGTAGAAGCCGCCGAGAACGCGTACATAATTTACATTGCAGATACGGCCGTGGTGGGCGGATCGTATGGCGTACCATATGCAGTTCCTGGTGACGGTTGTACGTGGCTTGCTATTGGCGGTTTAGCCAATACAGGGGGCTACCTTCTGGCTCTTGTTGTGTCGTTAGGTTTAACCGTTAATGACACCAATAACAGCTCCAGCCTTGTTGCTAAGTCTGCCAACGACGATAGTTGTCTAGTCGTTGCTGCGTCTAGCGATGCAGTAGGTATTGGAACGTCTAGTCCGGGAGCAAAACTTCACGTTCACGGCTCTGCATTAGAAGGCGCTGTTCATAAGATCTCTACTAATGAAGGTTCTTTAACGTATCCGACTGAAGTGGTTTACCAAGCAATAGGAACTACAGTAACAAATACTGGTGAGACCTTGTTGACTTTGCCACTTGCCACTAACAAAAGTGCCTTGCTGGTTGTAAACTTTATCGGTCGCCGTGTTGATGTTGAAGGTACTTCTGGCTCTGTAGGCGACACGTATGGAGCAGTTCTTACAGCAACAATTAAGAATGTTTCTGATACTCTAACGGTAGTTGACCAAGGTGGTGCTGGGGAAGTAGTTACAAGAGCGCCTACTACGAATCCCTGCACGCCGGCAGTGGCAGTTTCCGGTACTGACGTTCTTGTCCAAATGGCTGGCAGGGCAACAACCATTATTACCTGGTTTGTGACTGCTAGAGTTTACTTGTCCTGATTTGGACAAATATTTTATTGGCCGATTATTGACCATTGCCACAATTGCAAAATTCATGCCAAGCAAACTAATATGGTCACACGCCGGTACTACATTGGAAGCTCAGGGCCGTACTACTACGATGACGAAGCTCCTTTACGCGACGGCAGCGCTATGTCTCTTGAAACTGACGAGGATGTAGAGGACTCAGAGTTATTTCAAAACACAATAGTAACCAAAGGCCAGATAAAGGTTGCTACTCCGCCGTCAGAAGACAATCACACGCTGCGTAAAGTTGACCTAACATCTGGCTTGATTAGCGCACTTACGTTGATAAACAACGGGCACACAGCAACGTTTGTGCTTTCCTCGGACGGAATTCTTTCCCTTACGCTAGACGGGATCGAAGTGCAGACATGGCCTTAACCGTAAAGTCTTTTTCACTCCTTTTTCTCCTTTACGGAGCTGTGTCTGCACTTGCTCAGACGCCTACGGCTACTCCTACGCCCACGCCGTCGCCTACGCCTACAGCTACGCCGCATCCGGAAGTTAGTGCTGGTTGGGTTACAACGTTCAAAGGCAATGTGCGTACAAAGTATGGCCTTTACTTTAACGCAGATGCTGGTACTACAAGCACGCTTGTGCAATCCGGCTTGAGTCGTAACTCAGCAACTACTGAAACATTTAATTTTTCCAACCCCGGTGCTGGCTGCATGAAGCTGCTTGTTGACGGCACGACGGTTACGGTAGTAACCGATCTTGCTGCGTACGAGCCGGCGTTGCCATTAACGGATACGGTGCAACAAATGTTGCAAAGTAGAATTAACGACACGCCCGTTTGGTCCACAACCACTTGGCCGGCCACGGCGGGCACGAGCGGCAAGGTGTTGATTTCGGATGGGACAAATATTATATCTTCCACTTCGACGCTTCCAAGTTCAGCGGGGGCAACGGCCAATAAATTCTTGAAATCGGATGGAACCAATTACGTATTGTCCACGACGACGTGGCCGGACGCTTCGGCGACGGCGGGCAAAATCATTCGTTCGGGCGGCACGAACTGGGCGGCGTCCACGGCGACATACCCGGACTCTGTGACGGCGGCGGGGCAAGCCATCATCGCGTCAGGCGAAAATGTTTTTGCCGTCTCCACCGCGGTGTATCCATCCGTGCCGGGGAATTCGGGAACATTGTTGGCGAGCAATGGAACGGGATTCACAAATACCACGGCAACTTATCCTGGAACGGCGACTGGAACAGGAACAATTCTGCGAGCAGACGGAACGAATTGGGCGGCCACCACGGCGACCTACCCGGCAACCACAACGATCAACCAGCTTCTCTATTCATCCGCCGCGAATGTTATTAGCGGCCTTACGTCCGTGAATTCCGCGATGCTAATCACGGATTCCGCTGGGCGGCCCTATTGGGTGACGTACGCGGACGCCAAAACCACGCTGGGGCTTGCCACGACTTCAACGCCGCAGTTCGCGGGGCTGACGATCACCGGGGGCGGCGCGATCAAGCCGAGCGCGGATTCCACGACGGCGCTGAATATCGCCAACGCGGCGGGGACGCCTCAGATTTACTACGACTCCACCAATATGCGCATGGGATTTGGCAAGAGCACTCCCGGCGTAACATTGGTTTTGGGGGGCAGTGACCCATCCTTCGCTTTACGTGAAGAGGACGATGGGTTTGACGCCGTTACTATCGGTTCGAGCACGGCGCAAGGGACGCTGGCCATTAATACAAGTGGAGTGGCGTGCGTTTCCTTTCAGGGATATAGCCATTCATATATCAAGCCCGCGGCGGCCGCTGGTTATTTTGGCGTTGGAATAGTGACTCCCACCACATTGATCCATGCAGACAAAGGCAATGCGACGGCGGCGTATCTGAAGTTTACGGCTGGGACAACGACCGGGCAGACTGCAACGGATGGGTTTGATCTTGGCATTGACGCATCCGGCAACGCTGAGCTGCGGCAGCGCGAAAACCTGCCTATTTACGTTTACACCAACAACACGCTGGCCGCGACGTTCCCGGCGGCGGGCGGATTGACGCTGGCATCACCTGGAATTTTGGGCGGTGATCAAGTTAGCATTGTTTATACACTTAACGCCAGCACGCAGATTGTGACCGGCCCAAATACGGCGTGGTTCAAACTCAACGATCTACAGTGCAGTGCAGCAAAAGGCTACCAGTGTGTCAAGGCGGGGAGCGTTATTGGAATTGCCGTTCGGTATGATGTTACGTCCACGGCTTTGCCGGTTGGGGGTTTAGCATTTCATGTCGCGAAAAACGGGGCTAGCGTATGGAGCAACGCCATGGCTTTATGCGCTACCGTTGCCGATGATAAAAAAGAAACGCCAGTAACACAAGCGCGCGGAACAGATGTTTTTGCGGCTGGCGATACGCTGGGCGTCTATTTCTACAACAATTCGGTGGATGCAATTACGGTCAACGAATGTGAAGCAACGTTGCTTATTATTTATAACTAAGGAGGCGAAAAATGCAACGGGTGTTTTCGGCTTTATTCTGGTTGGCCGTCTTTGTGCTTTTATCCTTTGGTATGCCGACGTATTTGTGGGCGCAGTCGCCGGTTTGGACGGCAGCGTTCCGGGGAGCAGCGGTCTCGATCAGCGACTTGCCTTCCACGCCGACCTGCACGCTGCTCGTTGGCGACGGCGCCACCACGCGGTCGATTGCCTCGAAGTCGCCTGGTGCGACGGAAGTCGTCGGCGTCTTTGCGCGCGACTCGTATGACCAGGTGGATTACCACGTGGGATTGAGCATGACGGGCGACGGCCCGACGCGCTATTATTCATGGGGGCCGTTCCAGGCGCGGGATTTACTCGATGCGTTCGGTGAACGCGCGGCGGCGGCGATCCAGGCGCGCATCCAGGACATGGCCATGGACCTGGGCAAGGATGCGGCGCAGAAGACGGCGCTTTACAAAGCCGCGCTCCTGGCTCTGCGCCGGGCTGGGGCGGATCTGATCAACGCCGAAAAGGACGCCCGGATTGCGCGGGCCACGGCGGACGCGGCGGCGACCGTGGCGAATGTCACCGACGAGAAAATCCCATAAGGGAGTGCTATTATGTCTGATGGAATACCGAGAAGCGTGCATGAATGTGAAGTTTTACGGGACGCTTGCGTGGATAAGCTGGACCGGCACCGCAAATGGATAATCGGGCTGATGGTGTCAGTCCTAATCGCCATGCTGGTCCCGCTGATCACATATTCGATTTTCTTTATCCAGGCGACGGCTAAAGCGGATGCGCGGGTGCAGATAAACCAGGAACGCATCGCGGAGAATAAGGCGCTCATGGAAAAGGAGCTTACGCAGGTGCGTCAGGACATGAGCGAAATCAAGAGCGACATCAAGTATCTGGTCCGCCAAAGCCAGAAGCGGGATGTAACTCTTAATCCATAAGGTGAGAGATGAGCGATAAGAACAACAACCCATTCAACGTCAAGCAGTGGAATCCGCCGTGGAAAGGCTCGACCGGGCGGGACGCTCGCGGGCACGCCAACTTCTCCAATGTGGCCTATTCGGTCCGCGCCACGGTGCGCACGCTGGCTCAAAAGGCCGCCAACGGCAAGACCTCGCTCATGGCGATTTTCTTCGACTACGCGCCGATAGACGACGGCAACGACCCGGCTGGATATGCCGAGTTCGTGGCGGGCAGGATGGGCATCAGCGCGAGCGAGAAGCTATATATCTTCGGGGCCAGCGGCCAGATTGCCCGGCGCGGCGATTTGAAAGCCATGCTGCGGGCCATGGCCGAGATGGAAGTTCATGCCGGGTACCAGCTTGATTCGGACGAATTGGAACTTGGTCTATTTCTCTATGAAAGGGACTTTGGGAAGAAGCCCAAATCCCTGGGCGAAATGGAGCAGAGATGAAAGGGCGGCATTCTTGGACATCGGGGATAAACTGTCTGGAAACTTGGTGATCATCAAGCCTATTCCACTGATTGTCGAAGCCGATAGCAAGCAAAGTCCCCCATTCGTGGTATCCGATAATATAGTTGACTGATATGGATTTGGTAAGACGCTAGAGGCCGCGCTTGCGGATTACAAGGAATCGCTCGCCGAATACTATGCGATCATCAAGGCTTTGGCCAGGACGCATAAGCCTACGCGAGCAGCGCTCAATTTGAAAAAGGAGAACGGCAATGCCTAACGAAACGACGCCAGTAGTTCCGGTTACACCTGGAACGAAAACGAGTGAGTATGAGGTTGCGCAAAGCGCCAACGTCTGGTCCAGTATCGGGCTAATTCTTGGCGTCATTATTAGCGTTGGATCAACGGTGATCCCACAAGCGCCGGGCGATAGCAAATGGGGTATAATCGGCGGCGTCGTGCTGGCGGTGGTGAGCCAGATCTACGATTGCCTTGCGAAGCTGGGCTACATCAAGAGCCGCACTGATGTGAAGGTTTCATCAAGCGTAAAATGAGCAGTTGGGTTATTACGCTTATTACCGAACTGCTTGTTAGCTTGGTGAAGTTTTTCTTTTCGACGAAAGAGGAAACTCATGCGGTGGATAGCAAGACTGATACCGATTTGCGCACTCGTTTGCGTAATAAGTTGCGCAACAGTTAAGACTGTTTACGTTCCAGAAGGCGGCCCAGTGCGCTTGCGTGAGACAGTTCCTAATGCTAAAGTGTGGGTCCAAGATGAGAAAGGCGTTTGGGTGGAAGCAACGTTTGATTTGCCTGCCGGCTGGTACGCTTTGTCCGATAATATAAGGTAGGGAATTTCGCAATTATTGATATGGCCGAAAAATGGACGATAAAATAATTGCATTACAACTTACGGAGGTATAACTAAATGAAGACTAGATTGGTGTTTCTGTTTGCGCTCGTCCTTGCGCTGCAAAACTTTAGTTTTGCTTCTACTGAGGGTGATTTGATTCGGCTTGGTATCTCGCTTACGAACAACACGATGACGTTTAAGGCTACTAGTGCAAGTAGCACGCTTAGCGTTCTTAAGTTTCTGTCTGTGTCGTCTTCACCAGCAGCGTCTGACGCATTTAAGATGCAGTTTTATGGTGAAACGAGTACAGGAGCTAGTGCTGAGTATGGAGAATTGCAGTTCATTACCACTGATGTTACTAACGCTTCAGAAGATGCTACGTTCAATATCAGTGTTATTACCGCAGGCACGTTAGCCAATGAGCTTGTGCTTTCCGGGGCTGCGTTATATCCATATACAGCTAGTGGCCTTGACTTAGGCTTGACGGGTACTAGGTTTAAGGACTTGTATCTTAGCGGCTCTATTTACGCTACTGGCGGCGTCGGCAGTGGCGGGGCGTTGTCAGGAACAACGCTGGACATTAGTGGTAACTTCCACCAGACCGGCGGCAGCACGCATACTGATTTGCAAGATACTACCGTTACCGGCACGTTGTTAGCAACCGGAACAATTACTGGTCAGTCTACGGTTACGGCCACGGGGTTTACAATTGGTAGCGCGGCCATCGTTGAAGCTGAGCTTGAGCAATTGGATACGGTGACTGCCGGCACGGTAGCGGCAAACAAGGTCATCGTAGTGGATGGAGCCAAAGCGGTCGATGCTTTGAAGGCATATGGTGATGTAACTGCTGGCAGTGTCACTACTACAGGCACGCTGACCGCAGCGAGCGTGACTGTTGGCGATGCTGTGCTTACAGAGGCAGAGCTTGAGACCATTGATACCATTACAGCGGGAGTAGCGACAGCGAGCAAAGCGCTGATTCTCGACTCTGCTAAGGCCGTAGATGCGCTAAAGGCTTACGGAGCGGTAACGGCTGGTAGCCTGGTGACGACAGGCACTTCTACTCTGGTTGCTGTTAATGCTAGTGGTAATATTCATCAGAGTGGCAGTACTCATACTGATTTGCAGGACACTACAGTTACTGGTACGCTGTTGGCTACTGGAGCGATTACCGGTCAGTCTACAGCAGAGTTTACAGGAGCAGTTACTGCTACTGGTGGTGTTACGTTTGCTAACGGTGAAACGCTTACTAACGCTAGTGATGTAGCAATTATCACGTACAACGGTGCTGCTGCAACCGTAGGTGGTTTTAAGTTGCTGTCGCATTCTGCTTCGCCAGCTAACAATGATGCTTTGTATATAGGATTTAGCGCCTATACTGTAGGTGACGTTGGCTTAAATGAGGCAGTGTTAGCACGCATTATTGCTACAGAGACAGATGGAACGTCAACATCTTTAAACTCCACACTTACCTTTACACTGCAAACTGACGGGAGCGATCTTTCTACGCCAAATGGTGAACTTGTCCTTTCTGGTGCTGCGCTATACCCGTTTGCTGATAGTGGTCTTGACTTAGGCATTTCTGGAACCAACGACTTTCAAAACTTGTATCTTTCTGGCAATGCTGTCGTTGGTGGATCTATTACCAGAACGTCGCAAGTTTATACGTTCACTGACATGAAGGTTTCGAATGCCGGCGGCACGGACTGGGTGATCACCGATGACACTAACAAGGCGACTCTTGCGGCATCCCAAACCAGTGAGACGTTGATCGTCAAAATTACTGGGCTTCACGTTGGGGACATCATTACTAAAATGAATCTGCTGGGACAGGTCGAATCGGACGGCAGCGCGGTTACGATTGACGCCGATTTGCGTGTCATTACATCCGTTGCGGCTGATTTGACGGATGCTTCAGTCGGCGCAATTGTTAGGCCAACTGTTGCGGGAGATACAGCTTTGAATAGCACGGCAACGCATGGCGTGACCGCGACGCTGGACCATACGATCACGTCGAATGAAACATTTTACGTGAAAGTCACCGGCACGACTGCGGCGTCAACGGACATCGCTCTGCAAGGCGTTCAGTTGACGGTTACGCAGAACTAAGTAAGGAGCACTTTAGTGCCGCCAATTATTACAAATCCAGACTCCGTACTCGATACGCGTTACAGTTCTAATGAGCTGGCAAGATATAGGTATCCTGGTGACCTAGACTTACGCCCTGGATCTGAGCTACATAAAAAGATTGTTAACGAAGTCATGATTCGTGCTCGCGAATCGCGTAATGTTACACAATCCCGTGAATCTCAGTGGAACCTACTTGAGCACTCGCTTACAGCGTACGTGCCTAAGAGTGAGAAGGAGCGGTTGGTTCAGGAAAAAGACTCGAGAAAGCCAGTTTCCGTTGTTGTTCCCGTTACGTACGCTGCGCTTGATACACTGATGACTTACTGGGTCGGTGCGTTCTTGAAAGAGCCACTGTTTCCGTACCGTGGCGTTGGCCCGGAGGACATGATTGGCGCGGCTGTGCTTGAGCAAGTTATTGCTACGCAAGCTCGTAGAGCTAAAATGGGTCTGGATTTGTATACTATGTGGCGTGACGCTCTAGTTTACGGCTTTGGTGCTATGACGTTGCAGTGGGAAGTCACTAAAGCCCTTAGGCCAGTAGCTAAACCACGTGGCGTGCTCTCCACGTTAGGCAGTTGGCTAAATCTAGGCGGTAAAGAAGAAGCAGTCGAGACCGTGGTTTTTGAAGGCAATAGGTTGGCACCAATTGATCCGTATATGCTACTGCCTGACCCTAACGTTCCTATTACTGCCGTGCAGCGTGGCGAGTATGTAGGCTGGGGCGTAAAAGAGAATTATCCTGGCTTACTTAGTCAAGAGGTTCAGTCCGACGGAGCGATGTTTAACGTTAAGTACCTAAAGGATGCTTCTGGCAGTTCTAGTTTATGGACTGCGTCCATGCAAGCGCGTGACAGATTTACGCCGGATAGGCCAACTACGCACCTTACAAGCAGGCCGATATACGTAATTTACATGTATATTAATCTAATTCCTGCTGAATGGGGGCTGGGCGAGCTTGAACGCCCGCAAAAGTGGCTTTTTGGCATTGGTGAAGAGAGCATAGTTCTCCGTGCAGAGCCGTGCACTAACTACCATGGCATGTTTCCAGCGGTTATTTGTGCTCCTGATAGCGACGGACATAGTGCAATGCCTACTTCTAAGCTTGAAGTTAGCTACGGCTTGCAAATGACTGTGGATTGGCTCCTCTCGTCGCATATTACTAACGTTAGAAAAGCCCTTAACGACATGTTTATTGTTGACCCGTTGCGGATCAACATGGAAGACGCTAGAAATCCTGGTCCTGGCCGTTTTATCCGCTTGCGCGAAGGGGCTTGGGGGACTGGCGTTGAAGGCGCAATTAAACAGTTTCCTGTTTCTGACGTTACGCAGCAGCATATTGCTAATATTCCACTACTTTTGGATTTAATTCAGCGTTCTACCGGGGTCGTTGATATAGTTCAAGGCATTATGCGCTCTGGCGGGGAACGCCGCAGCGCTGAGGAAGCTCGTGGAGCACGGTTAAGTGCGCTTTCGCGTTTGGAACGCATGTCCCGGTTAGGCTCTATGCAAGCGCATTGGGATTTACAATATATGCTTGCAAGTCAAACGCAGCAATATATTAGTGAATCTGGTAGAGTTAACGCTGTAGGCCAACTGGCTGAGGTTTTGGAAAAAGAACGTAGCAAGCCCAGAGGCAGTGTGCGTTCTTGGCCGTTTAGCCCAACTGATTTGCTTGTTGATTACGATATTATGCCAGCAGATGGTGGCGTACTAGGCGGGGAGTTTGCAGATACTTGGGTGCAACTGCTACAAACTGTGCTTTCTGGCCAGACGCCCGCAGCAGCGGAGCTTCAGCAGAGACTTGACGTTACACGGCTGTTCTTGCACGCTGCTAGAATAATGGGAGCTAAGAATATCGAAGACTTCTTGCGTACTACAGATACTCCGATGCAAATGCAAGTAGTGCCTAACGAGCAAGCCGGCAATATGGCTGCTTCTGGCGAGTTGGTTCCAATGGAGCAAATGGCAAATGAGTATTAGGCTGACTTCCCGACAGGTCAGAGAATTTAAAGAGAACGTAGTTTGGCAAGAAATTGAAGCCATCTTGCGTGCTCGTATTAGGTTCTTAAACCGTGAGTTAGGTGACGTAACCAAGTCGCGTGACGATGACATGGTTAATAAAGGATGTAAAACCGAGGTATCGGCAATACAGGCTATACCCGATGAGTTGCTTGGCGAAGCCGAAGCTCGTGAACGCGAAGCTATCGAATCGTCAATGAGAGGTGATTAGGATGTTTAAGTTGAATTGGCTACTTCGTAGCCCAGACGCGGTGAATAGTAGTGATATTACTACTATGCTTGATGACGTTGCGCCGGAAATTGTTACAGTGCCGGACCCAGATTTGCCAAAGCCAGACGTAACGGCTGCGCCTAAGCCAGCTTCAACGCCAGTGGTGCCCGAGCCAGTTGTAGAGCCAGCTCCTGTTGCTCCCAAGCCGGGGGTCGTGGCTACTCCGTCACCAGAACCTGAACCTCCAGCACCGCCTACGGTTGACAGTTTGGCTGCTTTAACCGAGCTTCTAGGCAGTATGGTTTCTGGCTCAACGCCAGAAAAGCCAGTAGCACCTAGTGCTCCACCAGCAGTGCCGGAAGCTAAAGTTGTTCCTGTTACTCCTACACGCGGTCCTAAAGATTACGTGACCGCGGAAAAGCTTGCAGAGCTTTACGGTGATCCTGCTGTGTTCAATGCTCTGTTGAATCAAGTACGCAGTGATGCTCGTGAAGAAGCTCGCGAGGAGTTTTTACTTAATGCTCCACCAATGCTTGCGCACGTAGCAAGGACAGAAGTTGCTCGGCACGTGTTGGCGCTGGACTTTTTTAAAGCCAATCCCGATCTTGCACCGTATAGGCAACTAATTGGTTTGGTTGCCAACGCTATGCAGTCGAAAGATCCTGCGCTTAATGATGAAAAGACCTTGGCCGAGTCTGCCAAGCTCGTTCGTGCGTTGCGTAGCAGCGGAAGTATTCCTGCTGCGCCAGCAACTACCCCCGTGCCGGTGGCCACACCACGTGGCGGAAAGCAAGGTGGCGTAGCGCCAGCTCCTGGAGCCAGGTCTGCACCAGGTGTTGCAATGACTCCCGCGCAGAAGAAAATAGCGGAGTTACTTGACTTTGATTAGAAAGGAACAAATAATATGGCACTTGAACGAACTGCTAGTGAGTTGTATCGTCAGTGGCAGCTACATAGGTTAACCAGTACAGAAACTGCTGAGCGGTTACAAATTGGAGTTAATGAATTTGTAACGCTACTTACGTTAGGCGACTATGACGAAGTGCTGGTGTGCCTGCCGCCAGTGGGTAAGGCTGCCGGTAATATTTATACTATTATCGTTGACTCTCTTTCCGGCTCTGGAACCGCCTGGGTTGTGCCTTACGGTACTTCAGTGTATTCTACGCCAACCGATGGTGATGATGCTTTGTTTGGTTCGACAGTCGGCGCCGGCGTTGCCTTTGCTACCGTCAACGATAGGTGTGCTGTCTACTCAGACGGTTTACATTGGTACGTTATTTCTTCGATGCTTACTTAATTAGGAGGTAAAAACTAATGGTTGCTGATCGTACGTTACATGAGTTCTACCGTCAGTGGAATCCAGCACTGCACACTGTTGCGGCTAACGACGAAAGGGTTCAGATCGACGTCAATGAGCCAGTTTCGCTGGTTAACCTTGCTGCATATACCGGCGTGTTTATCCTGCTTCCACCAGTTGGGCAGAGTGTCGGTAAGATATTTACTGTCATTTGCTCTAATCGCTCTAGTTCTGGAGAAGGAAAGGTTGTTCCTTTTGGAACGATTACGTACGCTACCCCTACAGACGGAGACGACGCGTTAATGGGATCTACTGTTGGGGCCGGTGTTGTGTTTAATGGCACTAATGATAGATGTTGTGTCTACTCAGATGGGCTACATTGGTACGTTCTTTCTTCGATGTTGTCGTAACTCAATTCCTGAATTTATGGAGGTAAATTACAATGGCTTTTCTTGGAATGCGTCAACTATAGACCGGCGCATTTAAAACTGCTTTAAAACGGTGAACAACTTGCTTAGCAAGTCAATACCGTGCCAAGCCGATACGGAAGGTGTAACGAGCATGGATCAAAAGGAACTGATTGGAGCATTATATTGGATGGTGTTAGGCGATGGAAGTTTAGGTATGCAACCTAGAAGCAAACAAGCATTCTTTCAACTAACACATATTCCAGAATACGCAGACTACTTAAAGGCCAAGGCTGAAATACTAGAGGAAGTTACTTCAGTGACGATTAAACAATACTTTCACAGCAGAGCGGGTAAGTACTTCTTACAGCTTTATGCTGGGGCTAATCCAGTGTTTACTGCTCTATATCGTGAGTTGTATTCTTACGGTCGTAAGGTATTGACCCCTCACGCGTTAAAGGTACTTACTCCTAGAGCATTGGCCATTCTATTTCAGGATGACGGGCGTTGTAATGAAGAGCACTACTGTGTATCCATTAACAAACCAATGTTTACTAAGCTTGAAATGGAAGCGTTGGCAAAAGCAATTGTTGATCGTTATGGACTTATTTTTAGGGTTCGTAAGTCTGCTGTATTAAAAGATGGCAGTCAGGGTTATGAGCTTGCTCTGCGTTACAAAGACTGGCCTAAATTTGTAGCACTTATTAGCCAGTATGTTGCTCCAAGTATGCAGTATAAGATCCCAAAAGGCAGCTTTCAGGAACCTCCTGAAATGGTGATGTGCTCTGAGCTGCACGGTGACGTGCAGAGTTTGGCAGAAATGACCAAGCCGCTACCTGCCTAGGTAGTGTAACAATACTGGGAACTGGCGATTGGGTTACTAACCAAATGCCAGAAACTTATAGAGAAAAAATCCTGATGCTTTATCCTAATGGCAGTATGCCAATTACAGCTATTACTTCTAAGATGAAGAGTCAGAAAGTCGAGCAGCCGATCTTCCACTGGTGGGAGCAGACGCTGCCAACGCAAAGTGTAACTGTCACGGCTGGGGAGGTTTACATCGACTCAGCTATGGCGACCGCGTATGTTCGTACTACACATCAGGCTATTTACGGCATTGATGGCGGCGTTGTTTACGTAAAGATGACGCTTGCTAACTCGCGTAATTTTAAGCCTGGGCATTTGGTCCTGCTCCGTGATGCAAGTGACTTGCCTGTGGACGTGCATGGCAAGGTCGTTTCGCGGTTTGAAAATGGTGCAAGCAGCAATATTGGCGTGCAGCTTTTAGAAGCTGACGATAACGGTAGCACTGCTTCGTCGTATAACCTTGCTACAGTCGATACCGTCATGATCTACGGCTCGGCGTACTCTGAAGGCGCTGAGCGGCCAGAGGCCGTTGCGTACGATCCAACAGAGCGGACTAGCTACTGTGGGTTGATGCGGACGGCTGTTGACCTTACCGGCACGGCGTACGCTGCAAAATTGCGTACTGGTACTGATCCACTAAGAGAAGCCCGTCGGCAGGCTCTTGAGCTGCACGGGATTGAAATGGAACGGTACTGGATTTGGGGCATCTTGAAAACTACTACGGGAGCCAACGGCAAGCCAGAACGTTACTCCGAAGGTATTGTCGAATACATTCGTAGCTACGCCTCTGACAACGACCTTAACTACGCCACTGACGCTACTTACAGCGGTCAAACCTGGGCTTCTGGCGGTGAGGACTGGCTTGATGCTTCCTGTGCAACGTTGTTCAAGTACGGCAAGACTGAAAAGCTTGCATTGTGCGGTTACGGTGCCCTTGCTGGCATTAACAGAGTTGCTAAGCTTGGTGGCAATATCAATCTTACTCCTAAGACTATGGACTACGGTCTTAAAGTTGTTGAGTATGTTACTCCGTTTGGCGTGCTCTACTTGATGCGGCATCCGCTGTTTTCGCAAGACGCTACTACCGCTAACATGATGCTTGTAATTGAGCCAGATCGGCTTGTTTACTCATACCTGCGTGACACGCACTTGAAGATTGACAAAACTTGGCAGGATGGTGGTGGTACTGGACTTGACGCTATTCAAGAAGAGTACTTGACCGAAGCTGGTATGGAGATTCACAATCCAGAGTGCTTCGGGATTCTGAACGGAGTTGGTTCGGATAGCACTGTTTAAGGCACAAATACTGCTTTGGCCGAAAAATTGCCAAAACAATTATTGTAAATAGGAGTTAGTAATGGCTCTGTCAACTGTTAAAGAAATGTTTATAGCTGCTACCGGAAGGCGTGACCTAGATACTACGTCAGCTACCGGCGCTAACTGGTATATTAACGCAGGCCAACGCTACTTGGACTCAAAAATTGATTTTCCAAAGTCAAAAGCGAGACACGTTGTTAATTTACCTGTTGGCGGTTATGTAGTAACGTTTCCTGATTGCAGAGCCATTACTAACGTTTACATTGCTAACTCTAATGGCAGGGTTGAGCTTGAAGCAAAAACAGAACTTTGGCTTGTTGAAGCGTATCCTAAGTTTTACTCCTCTATTGATACAGCTTTAAAGCCTGGGGTGCTTAACGTTGCCAGTGAAGACCTAAGCACTCCGGCGTATTACGCTCCAATTGTTGATAGACTCTCGCCAGTGCAGAACGACTTTACACGCGCGGCGAGTAGAACGTTTCGCTACGGCATGGAAGGGCTTATTCCTGGTGTTAGTGGTCGTTACCGTACGGTAATGATTGCCCCGCCTACAAAGACAGCGATTAGCGTTGAAATTTATGGCTACTTCTTCTCGTCAGAATTAGTAGCCGACACAGATAGATCGTACTGGACCGAGATATATCCAGCAGCCTTAGTACAGGCTGCGGTTGCTATTCTTGAAGCTATGCAAGGCTCAAGTGATAGAATGCAGATGCACTTCAAAGTTGCCCTTGAGCTTGCTGGCGGTGCTGCAAAAGACGCGGCTATTGAAAGCTGTGCCGGTCTGATGGAAATGGAAGGTTAGCAATATGTCTAATGATGCAATAACGATGACTGATTTAGTTGTTACCGCAGGTGGTGGAACACTTACTGGAGTGTTGCCTACTCAAGTTGTTACCCCTCCTACGGCGGTGTTTGGAGTATCGGCAACTACTGATCATAACGCAGAGGCGTTCCTGGCTTGGCTACTAGACGCTTATTTTAGTGCTCAAGCAGCCGAAGTCGATGATTCAGACGACTGGATAGTACGCCGAAATATTTCTGGCAACCCTACTGCTGGAGGAGATATGTGTATATCGTACGTGGTTAAATTTCCTGTTCCAACTGACGACTTGATTTCAAGCGATCACATTAGCGCCGTTAGCGGCCCGGAGGCGTAACTATGCCAAAACAACTTTTTCTGCGTACCAACAATAATCCTATACGTTACATAACGGTTAAGAAGTATATTGTTCCACTAACGCAGTACGCAAGCGTGCCGGACGTCGAAGGCGTTCTATTTAAAATGTTTATGCCATTTACCGGCATCGCACGCAACGCGTTACTATCGTTCGAAGAAGGAACAGATACGCCTATACGTGTTACTGCTACACTTGTTAGTGGCGTTCTTACGTCTTCCTGGACGGCCAACGCTAAAGTAGGTCAGAGCACCATATCTGGCAAATTCAACGTGCGTACCGGTGATAAGCTGCTTATTACAGTTCCGCCAGACAAAAAAGTTACCGGAGCTTGGCTTTCGCTTGTAGTCGAGCCAGAGAACCTTGATAGTACAGAGGTCACCAATGCCAGTGCACATCGAACGGTTGAAAGACGGGAGCTACCAAGTATCGACACCGAACCAGGTCCACGCGAAACGAACAACGAGGAAGAAAGCCCTAGCTCAGCAACGTCTGCTTAACGCTATCGAGCACAATCCAAATTTTAAGCCGCGTAAAGGTAGTTGATTGTTATGGGTGTCGAACGTGCGTTAGTTCTTAAAGAAGGTTTGGCTCTTGGTCTAAGGCGTGATGCACGTAGCGCACGCAATACGCAAGAGCTTGTCGCGCTTCAAAATCTAAGGCCGTCTGCCAACGGCCTTGTCGTTTCTAAAACCGTGACACTCCCCCCGTCCTTTCCTACAGTCTCCTGGCCTAACCCACAACTGCTCAGAGGCAAGAGCCAAACCTTCTTGTGTAACGAAACGAGTATAAGCACGTTAAGCGAAGCTGACTGGAGCGCTACAGAACTAACGCTATACGACGCTTACAGTGACCTTACTGCCGGCAGTATAATTGCTGGCAAGTGGTGGCACTTGGTTGACTTCTTTGACACTTGGATTTTGCTTAACGGAAGCAGCGTTGTTTTTCATACGAACGAGTATTTGATGCAAGGGCGGGCTGATAAGAATCTAGTTCAAAGCACTATTAGTATGCAAGCTGGCTGTGACTTTCGAGGGCAGGCTATCTTTGGGGGCTTTAATGTTGCAAATTACTACAACAGCAAGTGGACAGATTTTTGGACGGACTGGAATACCAGAGCCGGAACTGGTGTGGAAATACAGTTAACTATGAATTCTAATTTCGTGTCCTGGTCCAGTATTGGTGGTGGCGACTTGCTTTGGCAAATTGAATTGGATAAAGCTCTTTTAGGTTATGCTAACGGCTACGACTACGGCTATGATAAGCCGTTACTTTTTGACTATATGTCTAACGGCTTTATGCCCATTCCATATTACGGCAGCATTCTCGCGGTTAAGGCGCTTGAGAACGTCGTAATTGTTTATACAACTTCTGGCATAGGCGCTTTGGTTCCTGGAATAGTTGGGGACATTCCAACGTTCGGCTTTCGTCATTTGCTGTACTCTGGCATTAAAGGCCGTGGTGCTGTGGGCGGCGACCTGCACGAGCATGTTTTTATTGATAACGAAGGAGATGTTTGGCGGCTAACGCCAGAGTTGCAGCCTAAGTTGCTTGGTTACAAGGAGTTCTTTTCTTCTCTTACTGCTGCTGATCTAGGTGTCGCTTTTGAATCTGGTGATGCTGGGCCTATCGCTAGACGGGAGTACTACCTAGGTGATGGCTCGGCTACGTATATTTTGACACCGCAAGGCTTATGCTCAAGCAGCTTAAAGCCTACTTCGCTAATTCGGTCTGGCAGCTCTGTAGTCGGGGCAGCAGTTGCCGGTTCCTTAGCTGGACTAGCGAGTGTGTCGCTTACTAGTGATACGATTGACTGCGGCGACCGGGGCCGTAAGGTCATCGGCTGGATAGAAGTCGGCTGCACGGACATAGCTGACCTTGCGGTGTCTTTATACTACCGTTATGACGCTAGCGAAACGTTCTTTCAAACTGACTGGGTTGAAGCCAACAACGAAGGCTGTGCTTTCTTAGGCGTTGCTTGTCAAGACTTTCGTGTTGCCGTGCAAGGAACGGCTGGCAGTGATGCCCACGTGGACTATATCAAGATTAGGTGGCGGCAGGATGATGCGCGTTATCGACGTGGACTGGAAGAAGGAGCGGGTCAACAAAGTGCTAGTTAAATTTACGCCAGGACAAGTTGCTGAGAATTGGCAGTACTTGGAGCCAGGAATCCGTACGGCCCTGCCACCGTTTACGTACGAAGATCCAGAGCGGATGAATAATATTCACCAGGCTTTGCTTTCTGGCCTGATTGACTGTTGGGTCGGCAACATTCAAGTCAACGGCTCTTGGAAGCCGTATGGATTTATGCTTACTACATTGTCGGAAGACACAATTAGTGGCGTAAAGAACTTGCTTATTTATGTTGTTTATAGCTATAGCAAGATTCCGTTGAAGGAATTTGAAGCTAATATCGGTACCATAGTTAGCCATGCCAAGAACTTGGGTTGTCATAGGATAGTTGCTTATACTAGCGTACCTAAATTGCTGGCAATAGCTAAAGAGCTTGGTGGTGATACTGATTATCGTTTTGTTACATTTGACATAGCGGAGTGACAAAATGTCTAATGATAAGCTGTTGTTTGGTAACAATTTTGAGCACTACGTATTGGAGAATACCCTTGTTTGTAAAGGTGGTGGTGGCGGCGGTGGCTCGTCTGGAGCAGTTAGTTGGCCGAGTTACCAAGAGTGGGGGCAGCGTAGGTTGCTGTATCGTGGCATTGGTACTGACGAAAATACTGGTGGTGTTAATGTTGAGTCGGCTATCTTAGACGCTTATGGTAATAGTCCGTATGCTAATATTGCTGCTTACGACCCAGACGGTGGAACAGGCACGCCCCTTGCAGTAAATGATGCCCGCTACGCTACGTTTGATGCGTTAGTTGCTGCACTTGATCCAGAAACTGATTGGGAAACTTTTGTAAGTGCTGCGGCTACTGCTATGGCTTCTGATGTCTTGCCTGACGCTTGGGCTAAAGACTTTATTACTGCTCTTTACGCCGATGCTGTAGCACTAAGTCCTACTACTGACTGGACTACGTTTCTTGAGCAGGCTGCTACTAAGATCGACGAGGACTTGATCCCGGAAGACGGTTATGTTGACGACGTGATTGACGCGTTTGATGACCAGCAAACTAATATGCTATTGCGTTATACGAATAGGTTTGCTTCTGGGATGCGTGACATTAATGCAGTTTGCAGCTCAGCGTTCGTGCAAGGGATTGCGTACTTGCAAAATCTGCACGCCAGAGACGTAGCAAAGTTTGGTTCTGACTTACGTTTGCAGCTTGCCAGAGAACGTGTGGGATTGGTCAGCAGTGCGGTCGATCAAATGGCTCAAATGAACGATCGTAAAATGTTGCATAAGCAGCAACTTGTTGCCGAATATGGCCAGTTAGCTACTGCTAAAGCGACTGCAATTTTACAGGCAGCAGCTACGCTAGTACAGTCGTTGTATAACAAAATTCAAGTTGACCAAGCTTCAACAAGTTTACTTGTTGATATGAACCGAATAGCAATAGTTGCGCGAAAAGAGCGAACAGACGTTGAGGCTGAGTATACTATCCGACAGGGAACATGGGACTTAGAGCTGTTCCAATACGCATGTAATGTCCTGGCTGCGATTCAAGGTGGCATTGGTGGTCCTGGAGGCGCTACTATGAGTGCCAAGCCATCAGGTAGTGCTCTTGGAGGAGCGTTGAGTGGCGGTGCCTCTGGAGCGTTAGGCGGCGCAATGATAGGCGGCATGGCTACTAGCTGGACCGGTCCTGGTGCTCTTATCGGTGCAGGAGTTGGCGCTCTTGTAGGCGGTCTAGGTGGTTATGCTGCTACAAGTGCGTAAGAGCAAATATTTTATTGTCTGAACAAGAATTGCAAAATGGGCAACTTCGAAAAAAAATTTCGTCAGTCTGCTAAGCTTATATCGTTACTTACTGGCGATGTAGCTGCAGTAACAGCTACGTTCATGTCTGCTTGGGTTGTTGAGCGTTATCAAAAGCAACAACGGGCAAATAAACGTATGATGGAGCTTCGTAAGAAGCAAGAAGCGGCGAAGAAAGCCAAAGCTCGTGCAGAGGAAGTACGTAAGAAGTTTAGAAAGCAGCGCGATGCTGAGCTTGAACGTGAAGCAGCTAGGCGTAAGGACTACGAAGGCGAACGGACAGCTTTAGGTGGCCCTAGAGACGGTAGACAAGCAGCCCTACCTATAGTAAATAGGCCAAGAAAGGGTTTTCCTTTGGTTGTTAAGCAACGTAGGCCGCCAGAGTCTAGGCTGCGTAGCTACGTTGCTGCTGCGTTGCCTGAACAAGAACCCTGGTACGCTGAATATGAACGTGAAAGAATCGACCTTGAAGGAGGTTAACTAACGTGGCAGTTCCAATCGGTAATATACTAATGCAAAGCCAAGGAGCTTTTGGTGCTGGTGCAATGACGCCGGCAGTGCCAGCTAGTGCTTACGCAACTACGCCACAAACTGGGGTATTGACACCTGCTGCACAAATGACGGCTCCACAACAAACTGGCTCTGTCTGGGCACAACAAGCTCCTGGCGGACCTTTATCGCAGCCTAAAGTTGATGCTTGGAACGATCCAAAAACATACATGGCTCTAGCCAAGTTTGTCAATACTATTGGCGGAATTGTAGGGCAGGGCAACCCTAAATCGGAAGCTTTGAACAAGTTTGCTACTGACCTTATTGGAAGCTATGCTCAGGCTGCTGGCTATAACGCAGTGCAAAAGCCAGCTGGCGCGCAGCAAGGCAGTGCGTTGGGATCGACTGCACAACAGGCTAATGTTTCTGGGCAGTTTAGTTTTGGCGCTCAGCCTGCTGGGCAACCGCCTAGCGCTTCGTCCCCTTTCGGCCTCGGTGGTAGTCCTGGCCCAGCGGCGCCACCGTCTAATGTAGCTGGGCAACAGGCTGCGCCTGCGTGGGGTGAGTACTTGCAGTTCATGACGCAAGAGCAGCAGAACCAACTTATAGGTAACGTGATCAATTCGCTGCAAGCAAGTGTGCAAGAACGCAGCCAAGCTTTGGCAGAACGCAAGCAGCAAGTTGAAGAAGCTCGCTACCCTGGCGAGAAAGCGTTTGAAGAGCGTAGAGTCAAGGTTGCTGAGCAAGGAGCTGTTTCAGAAGCAGTTCGTGCTGCTACTGGCGTAGCTGGCTTAGGCTTAGAGGCGGAGCGTAATAAGATCAACTGGGCTGGTGTAGCTAACGATAATAGAAGACTAGCTTTGGCTGCTCAAGAGCTTAAGATGGGTAAGATCTTTCCTACTGGCATTGATGGCGTAATTGGAAAGCAAGACAGTAGTGGAAATGTTACTTGGCTTCATCCACTTAATGATCCCAATGTAGCTCCTTTTATAAAGGCTCTTAACACTGGCAAACTACCTACTAGTTATGCAACTAATATTTATGGCCCAGTCAACCGTGGCTTGGCTGCTTCATACTATAATGCTGCCAAGGAAAATGCCGTAGTACGTGCTGGTATTGAGAATAGAACGGCAGAGGGCCTAAAGAAACTTGAAGCTCTATTCATGGATGTTAGTGGAAATATTGATCCTGGGAAGGTCTTTTCCTACTTACCCGAGCCAATGCAAAAAGAGTTTCACGACTTGCAGGTCTCAAGCGGTATAATTCCAAACCAAGCGTTTGGAGCAAGCAAGTTTGGTAGCGTAGCTGCTCCGCAGCAAGCTGTAGAGCCTAACGTTAAGTCAGAAGACTACGAGCAAGGTAGAGCTGATATACTAAATTACTGGCGTGGTAGGGATATGGCAGTATTTACGAAGCTAGTAACTGATCACGCCTTGCTTAAGAAAACTGTCATTGACTACCTTCGAGCTAATGGAAAGGTCGCCCCATGACGCCAGAAGAGTTCTATAAAAATTCTACGCTGCAAGGGAGCCAAGCGGCTCCCTCTTCTATAGTTACACCAGAGCAGTACTTTGGTGGCCTAAACGAAGAATGGCGTAAGAGCTCAGAAGTGCCTAAGCCAGCAAGCTCGGTTGAGGCACTCTATCATGGTTTAACAGCCAAGGGCCAGCCTATAACTACAATGCAAGGTCTTGGACGGCTAGTGCCGTTCTCACAGTCGCTATACGGCATTCTTGCTGGCAGTGACTATAAAGCTGCTGTTGAACATATTCGTGATGGGGTAGCTACGCTGTACGATGAAGCTCTTGTGCGTAAAAGTTTTGAGTTGCAAGAGCAACTGCCAGACGAAGAGCGTGCGTCATTTAGCTACAACTTAGGCAACATGCTAGGCAATACGCTTCCTTGGATGGGGGAGTTTGTTGGTGCTGGCCTAGCGTTTAAGCCTGCTGCTGCGCTTACACGTGCAGCGTTAGGCCGTGCAGCAGCAACTACACTTCGTGGTCGTGCGGCGGTCTGGCTAGGCGGAGCTGTTGGGCAAACTATTGCGCAGCCTACACGTATAGTTGAAAACATGATCGAGCGGCGAACGCCACAGATTAGCTTGCAGCCTGGTGAAAAGGGAGAACTAAGCTTTATAGTTTCAGAAGCCACTGACGAAGAGTTCTGGCCAGCTTTATGCAAAGCTATGGGTGAGACGTATATTGATACGGCATCGGAGTATTTTGGTGAAATTCCTGGCAGGGCAGTTGGCTACTTAAAAGCTGGTATAATTAAGAACTGGCTCAAACGCGGTGCTAAGACTGGCGTCAAGCGTACACCAGGAATGGTTGCTCAGCTCTATCGTGCTGCTGGATGGAATGGTATACTTGGTGAAATGTCAGAAGAACGCTTGGCAGAGCTGCTTAAGCCTACACTATTCGTTACGGAACATTATGTCCCACCTACAGGCAAGCAGCTTCTTACGGAAGCTGTTATGTTTAGCTTGCTTGGCGGTGCTGGCAAAGTAGCTGATATTGGTACTGAGAAAGTACGTAGAGCTTACTTTCCTACTAATTGGGAACGCGTTGCAAAGCCGCCACTGCCAGGGCTGGTTCGCATTTGGCAGCAAGAACCCGGTACTGATATTTGGACCCAGTCACCTAGTCTTGCTAGTGATGCTGACCTAAAGGTTACGTTTGCTGACGTACCTAAGGCTGAAGTAGACAGAGCTAGTACGATTAACGGCCGTGAGATTACCTATAAGCCTAAGAAGACTGTTACGCTTGAAGGCGCTTATAGATGGAGGACCCCACTTGTAAACGCTAGACGTGACTTAAGTACGCCTGGAAAGGCTTTGCAAAAGGCGTTATACAACGCTATGTCTGCGCTACCTGCCAGTGAAGCATCGCCTAATACTGGACAAGGCTTGATTACTAAAAAGCAAAGGCGCCAAGCTGCGCTTGCTTTGGCAGCAATTGAAGATGCTAAAGCCGCTGTCTGGGCTGATAACGAAAATTTGAAGCTTACAGACAAGGACGCAAAGCGTATTACTATTGACGACTACTACGCAAAGTATAAGCCTGAGTGGGTTGGTTTGCCAGGTACTGCAATTGGCGGCCAGTTTGATTTGGCCAACTACATGAAGACTGCCTATCTGCGTTACGGCATAGGCCAGCGTGCAGCTGATGCGTTAGTGCATGAGCTGGCTCATGGCTATACTGCTTTGGCTCTTGAAGAAGATCCTAAGAGTTTGCAAGCGTTAGTTGAAAATATCTCGCAGCGCTTAAACTTGCCGCCTAATGAAAAGATAATTGAGTCCTTGCCACCAGGCCAAGACGTTGCAGAACCAAGCCGCTGGTACGGTCCACACTTTGATACGCGTGGTGCGTTTGGTGAAGTAGGAAACAACGTTTTCTTTAGCAAAGCGTTAATCGAGCAAATTGCTCTTGATGCTGAGCGTTACGTGCAATTAGGCATTGCGCCTAACCAAGAGTTACAAAAGGCATTCACGTTTCTAGGTGATATGTATAAGGATTACGTACATAAATATAATTTAGGTTACGTAGTTGGGAATCAGCCACAACAGATTGGCGGCTACCAAGAAGGCGGTCCTACGCCAGAAGGTCAGACTCTAACCTCTCCAGAACGCGTCCCGCAAGAGTTTATGCACTGGTATGACTCCTTGTTTAACTATCAAAATCCGATTCGTAAGATAGAATCTTTATTTGACTATACGGTTGCCGAAAGTGCAAAGGATAGTACTAGGCTGGCTGCTGCTATCTTTCCAGTATTCCAAACTCTAGGCAACGATAAGCAAGCAAGGTTAATTGCCTATAAGATTTACAATGCTAGAGCTACGATGAAGGAAGCAGTCGAACGCTCTATTACTTTCGTAAATAGCATTAGTAAAGGTCTTACCGAAGCCGACGTTAAAGCTATTGAGCCTATGCTGCAACAACTTATAGATGCTGACCAAGCTAAAGCAGAAGACCTAAAGGCTTCTAATCCTAAGGTCTATAACGCAGCGATTGGCTTGCGTAGGATTTATGATGACTATCTAACACGTATTAAAGCTCATATAAAGAACGAGCTTATTGAGTCGCAAGACGACCAAGCTATGAAGGACGCGTTGCGTGCAGTGGTTGAAGGGCAAATGCCAGTTGCTGATGCAGTTGCTTACTATAAGCTGGACGAAAAAACTGACGCAAAACGTCTAGCGTCCTTGGCAGAAGAGTATAGCAAGATCGACTCTTGGGGCTTGAAAGACTACTTTACAAATATGACCGTTGGCTCTTACCGTTTGCTTGACGATGATGGCAAGGTACGAGTAATTGCTACTACTCGTAAGACGTTAGCAGAACGGACGGAACAATACGTTAGAGGCTTAATTACTCATGGCAAAGCGGTGCCTAGACTTTACTTGGATAACATGCTTGACTCAGCTACGCCAGCATCACTAGCCGTTAATAACGATGCTTACTTTTCAATTCGTAACAGACTAGCAGCTGCCTTAGGTGTTGACTTAGCGGCATTGAACAAAGCGTTAAAGCCTTTACTGTCTACTGAGCTAAAGTTACGCCGGCCGTTTATCAGCCCTACGAGTAAGCGTTTTGGGGCTGCGTTTGTTGGCTCTACCAATGCCTTGGAAAAGTTTAAAGCGTACACTCTTATTATTGAACGTAGGCTTGCGTTTGATTCTGTAAGCCGTGAGGTCGAAAAGACGCTGCCTAACTTGATGCCAAACAACCGAAAGGTAGTTCGTGACCAGTACGAAGCAGCTATTGGTAGAGAGTACTGGGACACTAAGGCCGTTGACGAAATGTTTAGGTGGCTTGACTTAGAACCTGGACTGTTAAGTAGAGCGGCTGCCATTGAAGGCGCTGCACAGGCAACAATAAAGATAGGCTATAGGCCAGTCATGGCAATGGTTAATGCCATATTTGGTGTGGGTCATACGTACGTCGACCGTGGAGCGATTTCTCTATGGCAGGGCTATAAGTTTATACAAACAAATGAAGGTAAGAAGCTTCTTAGCGAACTAGCTCTGCATATACCAAGTCACCACGTAATTGACCCAGAAGGTAACTTGCACACTTCAAGGAAAGTGTATAGTCCATTATACTTGTTTAACTTAGCTGAGGTTGGGAGTAGAAAGCTGGCTTTAGCAACGAACTATATTTATATTAAAAGCCACGCAGAGGAGTTTGAGCTTTCACCGTTTGATGAAGACGGTATTCGCAGGGAAGCAGTAATCAGCTCTTACTTTCAGGAATTTATGTACGATTTGTCTCTAATAGGCAGTGCGTTTCGTTCGCCTACTGGAAGGATTCTTGGACGATTTAAGCAATACCCAATACAGGAAGCGTTATATATAGCTCGTATAGCTAAAAGCCCTGCTAAGCTTGCTCGCTACTTAGGCTTGTTCTGGGCCGTTGGCGGTACTAGCGCTTTAATCGCTACGCTTAAAGGCTTTATTGGCCTAGGCTTTTTGTTTGATTTTGACGAGCTTGAAAAGTGGTTTGATAACAACTTGCCAGCAGTTGTGCATCGTGGAATACCTGGAGCTTTAGGCGTAGATATTACGGCGGCTGTTACGCTACGCGTTCCGCAAACATTGCTTGAAGCAGTTGGGCCAACAGTGTCTGACGTTGTTAAATTTTATACCAAAGTTATAAAGCCTATTGCCGTTGGTGAAGGCTATCAGCCAGAAGCAGTCGGTGAGTGGGTTAAAGGCTCCGTAGTTATGCTACCGCACGTGCAAAAAGCAATTGACGCTATGTTTAGCGAAGATGGAGCAATCAAGGACCGGCAAGGAAACGTACTATATCATACAGATTCAGACTTACACTGTATAATTACGGCAGGCAAAAACATCTTAGGCGCAACGCCACTTGAAGAAGCTAGGATTAGGCTGCAAGTAAGTATTGCACAACGTGAAATTGCCATCAAACGCGTTCACAAAAGGCGTACGGCAGACGAAATTGTTAAGCGGTTGCTTAGCGGCGATAAGTTGCCAGACTGGCTTCTTGACGAAGTGGCGCAATTTGAAGTAGGCAAGCAGTCAATCGACGGCGCGATTGAGCGAGCTACAGAAGACAAAGCTATGCGGTTGTTTATGCGATCTGGCTTAAGTACGCGAGCTGATTTGCTGCCTATGGTTGAGGAATTGTATGGTGAAGAAGAGCAATAATTGGATTGGCTTTTTTTCGGCCAAAGCAATTATTGCCTTTCGTTATAATGCAGTATCACTTGTCCTGTTTGCTTATACTCAATCTTTATATAGTGCATAGCTTCTAACGTAGCTAGAATCTTTTGCATATCGTTCTTGTCAGCGTCGTCCAAATAAAGTCGGATTAGCTCGCCTAGTTCGATATTCCCTTTTGCGGCTATTGTTTTTTGTACCGAAGCAAGAATGCTTGCTTTAGTATTCTGCCCTACGTGCTCGTAAACCTTAGGCATAAGCTCTTCTGTTTCTGCAAGCAATTTGCTTGCTCTAACAAAATCCACAGCTTGTAAAACCATACCGTCGGAACGTGAAGCACTTAGAACCATGCAAAGCTTTATTAAGTGTATTTGCCGTCTAGCTATGTAATGCTGTAGTTGCTCATGCTTCAATAACGGATGGTTATCTTGCTCTTCGTACCACGGTACGTATAGATCAACCCAGCTTTCGTCTGCTACAAATCTGCCTCGTAGATTGCCTATAAGGTCTAAGTCGTGTAAGAGCGTTTCGAAGAGCTGTAGCTCAGCTACAGTAGGAATAGGAATAGCAACTCGTTTTCCACGCCCGGCAGCGTATACGAATATAACTCTGCTAGCTAGGCCGCCGCCTACTGCAGCGGTGGAAGCACTGCTGCTGACTTCGTCAGCTAGAAGCTTGCGTAAAAGCTTAGGTGTAGTGCAGCCAATTAGGTTGAGCCAAACACCACTTAGGTAGTTAGTGTTTTTGTTCTTGGTTCTGTAGGTCCAACGATCTTTACAATCATACAAGTCACATAGGTCCGACAAGAATTGTGGATTATTATAGCCTAGGAACACAGCCAGTTCACCGCTTAGAACAGTTAGCGAGCAATGAAAGTTAGGCTTGGCAACTCCGACGTTAGTTTGATCAACTAACATATCCTTGCACTCTTCAAGCTCTTGGATAAGCGCCTCATTAGTTATCCGTTCAGCAGCAAGCCTAATGTTCAAACGTCTAAGCAGCTTGCTTATTTTGTCTACGGCACTTCCTTTACGTGACATGCCTGGGTTGCCGACTAATACTATGTAAAAGTTTGGGTATATAGCATCAGCCCACTGAAAAAAGCACTTACGCTTAAGCACGGCAGCTATAGCCGAAACTCCAGCCCATTTACGTAATAGTTTAGTCGGCTCAGTATTATCTGTAAGTTCCATATAGCTATCGAGCCAATCGGGCAAACGTCTAGTTGACACTTAGGCGGCCTCTCATTAAACTTCTAAGTCTTCTACTTCTTCAGTTGAAATCTCTTCAAGCAACTTAGGCTTCTCTACATCTTGCTTAGCTACTTTAGCCAGTTCCTTAGCCAAAAGCTCAACGGTAGGGTTGTCGTTCCAATTAACTTTCTTCAGATCACGTAGGTTGTAACCCATCTTGCACTCTGCTGGAATAGAGAAGCTACTTGCTCGCCAATACAACGGCCTTTGCATACGTTCTTTAAGCTCCAAAAGCATCCTTGCGTGGGCTTCCCAACCTATGCTCAACGGTACTTCGAAAGCTACGCTATCGTGGACTTGATCCATTAGTATTGCCGGGCCAAATTTATCTTGTTCGTAGTAAATTGGTATTAAGCCAGTGAAGTTAATATGATCACCTACCGTGGATTGTGGAATAAAAGCGTAAGCTTGCCGAAACAGTTCATCGTCCCAGCGGTCCAAGAACAATCTCTTGCGCCCATACGGCGTAGTAAGCGTGCGGTTTTGCTTTAATTGCTCGCGCACCCACGGCCAGAAACTGCCTTCAATGGCTGAAAATAAAGAGTGAAAGCTGCTACGTATATGCCGCCCTTCAGCTTCGGAAACGCCGTACTTTACAGCAAAAGAACTAGGCCCAAAGCCGTAGTCAAACGCATGGTTTGCTTTCTTGCCCCAGTCACGTTGCGACCCATCACCGTTGCCTAGCGTACAGCTTCCCGGTACGCGCGAAACTTCAGTAGGCTTAATACCAAAAATAACGCCGGCTGTTATTGCGTGGATGTCTTGGCCGGTTTCGAAAATCTCAATCATCTTAGGCTCTGGCGCTATATACGCACAGACACGTATATCAGCTTGCTCTAAGTCAAGCTCATAAATAACGTAGTCATCGTCGGCAACGAGAAACCTTCTAAAGCTCTTAGGTAAGTTTTGCATGTTACCGCCAGTGCCAAAAATGGTTTGCGACGATGATACACGACCAGTGGTAGTGCCTACTGGATTGAACGACGAGCGTAAACGGTCATCGTCGTCTAGCTTCATAGTAAGATACGTGCCTAAAAGTTTTTCAAGCTTACGTATATCGAGCAGTTTTTGTGCCTCGGTTATGCCACGACGAGCCAAGCGTTGTAGCGCCTCTGCGTCTATTGTAGGGTTGCCAGTTTTTCTAGCAATGTATGGCGTTATGCCCTTGCCTTCGTAGAAGTAATCCATCATTTGCTTGTTACTGTTAGTGTTTAGCTCTTTGCCACAGAGAAGTAAGAACTCTAGCTTAAGCTTATTAAGTGCTAGCTCTGCTTCTGCCCGTGTTTCTGCTTGTGCCTTAGTATCAACCTTGATACCGTGTCGCTGCATAAATGCTAACGGCTCTACCAGCTTTAATTGGCGTAAGTATGTTTCGTAATTTCCAAAGTGTTGCAGCTCTTTTTCAAGCTTAGGCATAGCTTCAATGACAACCGCTGAGTCCTTAGCGTTGTAAAGCCAGAAGGATTCATAACTACCAGAGATCCTTTTCCACAGCTTGCCTTCGTCTTTATAGTATGGCTCGCGAGTGTAAACGCTAGTAATAAAGCCTAAATTAGCAGGAAAGTCTGGCCATAGTATCTTGTGGGCAATCATGGTGTCGCCGTAATTATGTGGCGAAATGCCGTATTGCTCGTGCAAAAATTGAAAGTCAAATAGGATATTCTGGTTTATCTTTTTAATATCTGGGTTGTTAATCAGTTTAGCAATCTCTCTCCAAAGTTTCGCTTCTTGTTCTGGGTCGAAGTACTCGCCTTGTTCAGCAACTAGAGGTATGGAAATTCCATCACTTGGATCTAAGGCGAAGCTTATGCACGAGACAGTTCGGCCTACAACTTCTATGTCTAACGCGACCTCGTTTGCTGCGTTGCAGCGAGCAAGAAAAGACATTGCGTCGTTAAAGGAAGGGCGCAAGCGTAAGTTGCGTTGCAGCAAATGAAGGTCTGGCGTTTTGCTTTCTTCCAGGGCACAGCGTAAGTCGTTCAAGATTGGATAACGATATAGATATTCACGTAGAGCAGCGCTAGGATGGATGCAAGGAATTAGCTTTATACTACGGGCTTCCGTTTCGTTGTAGGAAAGTATACTTCCACGGCGTTTAACAATTCCAGTAAGGCCAGTAAGCGCGTAAAGTGGAATTGCTCCAAGGGCAACAATAACGTTTGGACTGCAAGCACTAAGCTCTCGTTTGAGTCCGAGAATGTAATTGTTACCTTCTGGCGAGACCTTGGCCGTGCGGCCTTTGAGTGAGATGAACTTTGTAATGTCATTTCCCGACGGCCTTTCTTTTACAACGTTGGTTATATAACATTCCGTGCGGGCTATGCCAGCCTTGCGTAGTAAGTCGTCAAGCAGCTCTCCAGCAGGGCCAACGAACGGCCGGCCTAAACGCTCTTCAACTTCGCCAGGAGCTTCGCCAACAAGGGCAATCTTGGAAGTTTTCTGTCCTTCTGATAAAACTAAAATCTTGGACATCAAGTAGTTCCTTTCCAATGGTTTTTTTGCTTGCGCTCAGCAAGCAAGCAATGAAACTGCTTTGGAACATCAGATAACTTTACTTCTAAAAAGGCAGTAAAGCTAGCGTCAGGCAACTTAAACAGAGTATAACCTGGCTTAGTTGTTTCAGGAAGAGATTTCTGAAGTATCTGTCCCGGCTTCAGTTGCCTGGCTAACCATTCCCGAAACTCCTCGTGCAGGTTCTGTTTTGTCTTTGATACTTGCGAGTCTCCTAATGAAATCATTTTTAAAGTCTTGAGAAAGATCATAACCAATAGCTTTCTTGCCTTGGTTGTAAGAAGCAATCAAAGTATTTCCAGAGCCTAGAAAGGGAACAAGGACTAGTCCCATAGGACGACACAGCGTACTTATAATATCTTCCATTAGTGGAACTGGTTTTGCTGCAATATGTGGGCCGTCAGATGCAGATGGAACAATGTAAAATACATTACTTCGCATACGTTGTAACGGAGCTTTACCTTTTGGTAGATGGTAAATTGTTTCGTAAGCAGTAAGTAGACGCTCGTAAGCTCCGCGAACGCGTGGGCCTACGTACTTGATAGGTTTAAACCATATGGCGGGAACATATGTTTTGCTTACGTTAAAGCCTGCTGCTCTAGCCGCGTCCATAATAATGGAGCAGTATTGCGTACGGTGCCATAAAATTAGCCAGCTATCTGGCTTTAAAACCCTGTAGCCCTCGCGTAGGCAGTTAGCAATTAGTTCTGGCTGAAGTTCTTCAGGAACTTCTGTGTAGCCACTTTCTTTAGCGTCCTTGTCTGGATGCAGGTTTGCTAGGTCAACACCCCACGGTGGGTCAAGGTCGATAAAGTCAAACGTAGAGTTTGGCAAGCTTTTAACTTCCTTTAAAAAGTCGCCGACTATAAAGCTATCTGCTATGTTCATAATGTCAGACTTAGTTTTAAGTTCTTCAACTCTAGTGGCAATCTCAGCGCTTACGCCCTTGACAATACTTGAAGCAAGCAAACGCTGAGCTTCTTTCTTGCTCTTAGCAAGTTTGCGCAACTCAGGACTGCTCTCTAACGCTCTTGATAGATTTATGTCATCGAGTACGGTGGACTTACTCTCCCCTAACAACGTTCCAGTATCGCGTAGCGACCAGCGCGGTTTGTTTGTCAAACCTTCTGTGGCAATAGCTGTTTTTAGATCATGAATTTGTCTAGTTAAGTCACAAGCTTCATCCCACGAAAGGTCCAAGCGTTGAATGTTTTCTTCTAGCTCAATCTCTTTCATCATTAAAGGCGACAACTCTTCACTATAGACCAGAGCTACAACTTCTGCTAGGCCAGCATTAATACACGCTTGAAAGCGCCGGCCACCAGCAAGTAAGCGATACTTGCCGTCCGGTTGTTTTACAACTACAATGTTTTGCAACTGGCCTTTAGATTTAATAGACTCAGCTAATCCGTCTATATCGCCTAGAGCTTGGCGGATACGATCTTCCACTACAACAGCGGATATTGAAATGGTGCAAACTTGCTGCATACTAATTATCCTTGCTAGGAATTTCGATTCCTAAAGACTTAAAGATAGCAATAGCTTCGTTGGTAGAAGCAGGCACGGCTTTTGTCGGTTTAGCTTTTTTTGCTTTTGCTACTCCAGCAGTACTTGTTGCTCTAGCTCTGCGATTCATACGAACCGTTAAAATGACCTGGAGTAGCTCATCCGTAGACATAGCTTTAACGTCTTGGCCTAGCATAGTGCTTAAGGTTTCTAAGTCCATTTGTCAGTCTCCTTGCTCTTCGTATTGCACAAACTCTTTGACGTTGAGTTTTCTGAGAGCTACTGCACGGATAAAAGCGTCACGCGACTCTTCGCTTGCAGTAACCACTTCAACAACGTGATCAATAAAGGCATCGAATATGCTAGTCTTTATGCCCCAAGGGAGTTTGTATTGCAAAATACGGTACGCTTCCTTGTCAACGCGGATAGTCATGTTCTTTTTGCTGTCGCTGGGCTTTTCCATTTAACTACCTTCTCACTTTCTGCAACGATCTACAATGTAGCATCTTAGAGGTTCCTTTAGTTTTGCAATTATTGTACTGTCTTTTTTTCGGCCAATAAAATAATTGTCATTCCTTAACCTTACTAGGCTTGTCAACCTTATCTAAACGGTTTTTTAGCGTGCTGACTGCTTCATAGATTCCACGATTAAAGATTTGTTGGTTTAACGTGTAAGACGTAAGCTCGTCAGCTTGCCTTGAAATAGCAAGTAGCTTAGCGTCTAAGCTTGCTAGGCGTGCGAGTGTGTGGCTGGTATTGGTTTCAACTTGCTCAACCCACGCATTCTTATATACGTCGTGTTGCTCAACAGTGTCTTTGCCCTGGCACGCACTAAGGATCAGCACCGTGGTAATTAACGTAAGGGTTTTGCTAAACATAGTTAGTTCCTTTCAAAATGAAATCTAGTTAGCTAAAAGGCTAACTTTTGTTTTACTTAAAAACAAAATACTTAAACCGGCCGTGAACAAGATCGTTAGCTGGGCAATAGGCAATACGCAGACCTTCGAAGAAAATGAAAACCAGAAATATGAATAGTAAAATATAGGCAATGGCCCGTAACTTCCTATTTTCAATCAACGGCCGCGGCGCATATTCTAGCCACCATAGTAAAAGCAAAAATAGAACAATGACTGGAAGACTCCCAATAAGTTCCGTTAGGTAATAATCTACTTTCATGGCAGCACCCACTTTAAGTTTGGCCATAATGCGTTTCTTCTCACTTCTTGGTTTTCTCTTCCTCATCCTTGGCGGCGTCAATCGGGATCAACGTCGGGTCGTGTATTGTTTGAACGGTCCCAAGAATCTGCGCATCGGCCATATCAACGTGCTCACCCTTGAGCGCGGACAGTTCCGCGCGAACTTCGCTCAGAGCGTGCTCGGCGTAAGACATGCGCATGACCAAGTAAGTAAACGCCACGCCCAGGACGAGCGCGGTTAGCGCGGCGATTGCGGACCAGGTGAAAGTCAGGATTCGGTTCATTGCTTTTCCTCCCACTGAATTTTTTGGTTGTAGTAAACAAAATCGCGCACCTGGGCGAGTTTCTCTTTTTTTACTGGAACAAGAAAAACATCTCCTGGCACGATCCGAACAACCAGTTTGCAATTTAGCATATTTGCCAGCTTGCAAAGCTCCGAAATAGTAGGATTAGAGGAGCGTTTAAAACATCCTCCCACAACTTGCAGGTTAAAGTCCTTAGCGTGAATATCCTCTGCAAGCTGATCCTTTACGAAAAGCTCATCGTCGTTCATGGTTCAGCTCCCTTCTTTAAGCCAATTTTCAGTAACGACTGCGGACAAGGCCGCTTTGTAGTTGTGTCCGTATCACCTTCAAATTTTGGAGGACGCGGTGAGTAACGCAACTGAGCATATCCCTCAACTTTGCTCGACGACACCCGACGAGAACACCAGTCAACGAAATACCAACGCGTATCGTTGCAATCAGTCATCGATCTTGGCTTTTGCCTTACATAGTATCGCCATGCGTGTATGATATTCAGCCTGTTCATGGCTTTGTTTTGCCTTGCATAAATGGTAGCCAGCATTCCATGAATAGGTTTTATTTGTGTCCTTCTTTATATATTCCGCCCGTGTTGATTCTTTACGCATTTGCTCATCGGCCAGCGTATGGGCATAAGCTATGGCTTTTTCTCTTGAGGCAAACAGTTCTTCCTCTGCAAATACGGAATGGTTAGTCGTAGCGTATTCTACCTTGGTTCCATTGCTATTCTTGGTTACTTTAACCTCATCAATGACAACCACATCAGCCCTTGGGATACGTTCGTATTCTCTAATAACCCCGCGTGGTTCACCATACCCCTTTCCGCAATAGTCACAAGGAAGAATAACAGAATCCCCATTTCCAAGTATGAGAGTTACATTGAGTTTCCCTGCACATATTGGGCAAGGGATAGTTGATTCTCTGTTTTCAAACGTTCCAATCCATGCCATATCCCCAACTTTTAATTCGCCCATTATTGCACCTCCTCAATCTCAAGCGGAATGGTTACGTCATAAACAATCCTATCCTCAGTCGGCCACCATGTTTGAAAGTAGCTGAAATGGCCCTTGTGATATTTTAACCCTATCGGCAAATACTGTTGCATGACCCAGCCGTCATTTACCAATATTGCATTGACTAACATTCTGTTATCTGAAGTGTTTGTGTAATCCATACTGATCATAAGGCCCTCATCGTAGAATCGTGATCCGCTTAAGCGGACTGGTTGAACGTAAATCAATCGTGATTTCTTCGACAATCCCAACAACAGTTATATCGGGAACCGGCCCCGGCGCTGGAATTGTCGGGCTTTCCAGTTCGGCCCATGCCTGGCGCAGGTCGATCTTATAAAGCTCAAGATTCGTGCGGCCATGCCAGTTTGCACCTACGTATAAATCATTCCCGTCTGGCGAAGCGCAAGCGAAATTCTCGGCGAAATAATTGTTCGTTTTATCGAGATCACCGGGAGCGAAATTGTATTTGTTGTATTTGCCCAAGCGCACAAGGCGCGGACTCTGCTCGTGAGATTTGATCTCTACGAGAAACAGGTTATCAGCGTGCCATGTGTTGTTCAACCCGGCATAACAACTCATGACCACCCAGCCTGGATGACTGGTCATTTTGCCGAAGTGCTGGCCCCAACCTGGCGCTGGATCATAGCCCCAATCGGACATATTGAAGATGTTAATGCGTTCGCCGGTCGCCGGATTGAACGTGCTAAACCAATCCGTCTTATTGTCCTGGAATACGAACACTTCGTTTCCAGCGCCGTCCAGCGCCCAGGAGTTATGGCCGTAGCTTACTGTTGGCATATCGACCTTGTCGGCGACATTACCGTTCCACAAGTCCTCTGTCCTGACGAACCAGTCAACACCATTGGGCGGCTGGATAATACACCATTCGCCAGATGGTGACATATCAAAGCCGCCTCGTGGATATATGGATTTCCAGAACTTAGTAATTTCTCTGTTTTCAAGAGTTGCCAGATTAAGCAGGAACAGCTTATAGACTGGATTGGTTGACGACTCATCGAAACACTGACAGAGCCGCCATATTGTGGATTGATCAGCATGAGCGTTGGAAAGATAGAAAAACCCTTTGGGAAAGGACATAAGCTTAACAGTGGAATCTAGATGAAGTTTAAACATTCCATCACGATGTCCGTAGATCAAATCTGAATTCCCACCAAGATTTCTTACCCAGCGCGGATCATTACGCTCGCCGATGGCTTCGATTTTCATACCAGAGTAAGTATGTTTCATAACACGGGAAAACACACCCCTCTTACTATAGAGCGCATTAACCCATGGTTGCCAGCCAAAGGCCAAGACCCCTAAGCCATCGGACGATACATCGGACCACGTGCTATAGCCATTGGTCAACCCGCGTCCGGGGTTGAGTGCATAGGGGTATCGGTCGTCAGGCCGGGTATCGGGA